CACCTGATATGTCTTGGTACTCAACGTGGTCAAACGTCATAACGTACTGCTCATCAGGGTTGTCTAAGTTCTGTACCCCTACCTGTGTTAATGTATTAGTAGGTTCAAAGGGATCTAGATGTGTCTTACCACCTCGTTTAGTTACTGTGTTCTCTACGTCTAGTACCAGTCTCATTATTAGAATAACTCCTTTTGTATAGGGGGATCTAAAAGATAACCATCCCATCCCCATTGTGATTTTAAATACTTTATAACTTCTTTAAAGTCTTTCTCTGGATATGTACTCCTACCTAAGTTGGCAAACCTTGAACATATAACAACAGAACCTTTTATGTAATCAGTTTCTAATCTATCTACACTTATAGATAAAGGATGAAATGATTCCATTATCCATGCAGGATTTAACTCAACATCAAACCAGTGGCACTTGCAGTTTTGTTCATCATAAAACATATGCATCAAATACTCTGCGGTAAGGTCAACTTCTTTTGTGTTTATCCTACCATAAGCAAGTGGAGTATCTACACGAGAAGGTGCAGGTCTTGTTGCATTTGTAATAACATTTCTAAGAAGTTTCTTGAAAGGTTCTATCCTATTCATTGTTAATGTCCTAATCTACGCTGAGTATCTGGCGGTGTCACCATCTAACTCAACTGTTACTCTACCGTGCCACCCACCTTGTAACTTATTCTTAGAAACAATCAAGTGTCTTTCTGGATCTTTCTCTCCACTGTCGAAGTCATCTCTGTTCTTACTGATGAGTATCATTAGGTCAGTCTCTGCCGCCTTGCCTGTCTTACTGCCCTCAAGCATTGACTGGTCTACGTTAACTACATTCTGTGCTGACGCTGATAGCTGAGACATATAGAAGATAGCACAGCCATACTGTTTAGCTATGTTACGTGCATAGATTGCCGCATCCTTTAAGTACACATCAGACTTGTCACTAGTACGTTGAGCAAACTTATCACCCATGTCTAGTACAACTATGTCTGGCTTGTACCCTTTGATGACAGCCTCAACCCACTCCATAGTCTTACCTGTTGTGTCCTTCAAGACTAACTGTTGGAGTACAGGGTTGTACTTCTGTGCCGCCTTCAATGGGTTAGCTACTATCTGTTTGCTTGTCATACCTGTTGCCGCATTCATGTATCGCTCACCTACCCTGTCGTATGATTCCTCATTGACTAGCACCATACACTTAGCACCTTGATTAGCGAACCCGTTCTCAGAAGCTATGAGAGAGGCGTGGAAGGATGTCTTACCTGTATTAGGTCTAGCACCTACCATGATCAAGTGACCACCACTCACGCCCTCTATCCTACGAGCAAGGCTAGGAATGTTAAACTTCCATTGTGCTTGTGTCTTACCTAACTTCAGTAGTGTATCCATGCTGATGTCATCCCACTCAACCTTTAAGTTAGGCATGAAGTCATCTTGATAGCTAGAGATTATGTTACGTAACGCTTCCATGCTGTGCAACTTACCGTTGACGTAATCAATACCTATGTTAGCTACCTCTTCACCTACTACCCTCTGGAATAACTTAGACAACACATCAGAAGCTACGTCCTTACTTAAGGCTGTCTCTCTGTCTATCTTCTTGAATAGATCTCTGAAGACTTCCTTGTTAGCTGTAGTAAGTGTGCCGTTGTTAGCGAAGAACAAAGCCTCAAGTGTAGCTGGTGTAACTGACTGCTCATACTTTTCCATAGCGTACTCTAGTGTCTGCTTTATCTTACGTAAATCTTTAGTGAATAACTTATCAGGAAACCTTATACCTTTATGGTCATCGTAGAAATCCTTATCCATCATCGTTCTTAGTAGTGCTAGTTCATGCATCATCGTGTTAACTCCTTGAGTTTTATTATGTCTTCTTCAGTTTTATATTTTATGTCGTCCTGTAGCATCATTGCCATAGTGTCAATCCCTGTCCATGATTGTATTTCTTTTCGGTACTCAATACTTTTGTGAGTAGCATCAGGGTCTAGTGCAACTATAATTCTAGTGTAGTCCTGTAAGTATTCCATATGTGTATGACTAATGTTTGTACCTAAGATAGCTATGCCTGTGACATTTGGACACACCTTAGATACAATGATAGCACTGATTACATCCTCTACTATTACAGCTACGCCATCAGGCTCACCCATACACCTACTGAATACAGTAGCGTTACCAGTATACCTGAGCCACTTAGGCACAGAACCATTGAGTGACCTGCCTATAGCATCTATAACCTTATGCTTATCTCGTATGAGAAACACAACACGCTCATCTTTAACGTCATACATTACATCTAAGTATTCATTCTCCAAGCCCCACCTAGATACAAATCTGTGGTAGTTAGTCTGAGAAGGCTCAGGGTATGTGATGTACTCAGGAATAGTAAATGTCGGTATCGACACAGGCTTAGTCTCTTTTAGATTGGATAATCTAGTAGCTATCTCTTCGGTAGTTAAGTTGATGGGTACAAATCCCGGCTTAAGTGAGCAACTTAACTTGTAACAGTTGTACAACACAGCACTATCAATTTTTGTAGCAGTAAAAGAATTACTACCATTACAGATAGGACAATCTGACCTAACCCCTACACCATCGTGTAAGTCTAAGTCTTCTATGTACTCTCTAATGTTTATCGTCATTATTAAATCTCCTTTCTAGTGCGCTACTCGCACCTCTAAATGTATTGACAAGGTAGGGCTTAACACTCTGTGGCGACTGATGACCTGACACTTGCATTATACTTGCAATGTCTACACCTGCCTCAACCATCTCAGTTATAGCTGTACGCCTTAAGTCCCTAGCTTGTAGCTCACTTGGTAGGTTAACTTCCTCCTTTATCTCATTGATATACCTATGTATTTCGTCGATTGTGTAAGGTGTATACTGACCTGCTCTAGTCTCAGTTCGTGGTGCTACATACTCTTGAAAATCAAAGTCAATCTTCTGTTGTTGTAACATACTGTTGAGTGACTCACTCAGAGGTAAGTGTACATCAGCACCTCGTTTGCTCTGCTCAAAGTCCATGCGTTGTCTATTTAAATCCAGTGACTCCCACTTTAGTAGTCGCATATCTCCGACACGTTGAGCTAACTCGTATGCCATCTGAACTATCAGACCTATGCTTCTCCATTTAAAATCAGAGTAAGCTGTATCTAAAAACAATCTCACTTGGTCAGGTGTCCACATTACCTTTCTTGGTTTTACTTTAGACTTAGTTACTAGAGACATAGGGTTGTGTTGTATAGCCTCATACTTAATTGAATAGTTTAATATTATACTAACACACGTAGCTATATAGTTAGCTGATCTTGTGCCAGAATTATTTAACCAATCATCATACGCATTAGAAACATCCTTATACTTCAATGACTTAAGACGTATGTGACCTATATTTGTACACGCCCTAGCTAAGTTGTTTATGTAATCTCTTTGTGTTTGATGCTTCAATTTACAGAAGTTGTTACTCTGCTTGTATGACTCACACGCCTCAGTAAAAGTAGATGACTTTTTAATTAACTGTTTCATGTGAATCACTCAAACAAAAAGCCAATGAGTTGCCCACCTAAATATACTAAGGCACACAAAGCTACTAATTGTAATACTGTTTCAATAAAAAATCTCATCGCTATTCCTTTCTTACTTTACTACTTTTAAATGTGATCTATTCTTTGCACCATTATTCTTTATAGTACAATCAGTTACGTTTAGTTTCTCTCCTAGTAATTGTTCTGCTGTAAAACTTGCTGAGTCTTTTGAATCATTAACATCAACAAATAACATACTAACACCCTCAAATATATTAGGTATACCAACACCATAAGATACTACTTCTTTCAGTATTTTATTATACAACCTGTTATCAAACTCTTCTAAGAATATTTTATCTGTGCCTACCTCATGTTCATAGTCCTCATCTGTTAGAGCAAAGCACTCTACATTTATACTGTCTCCATCATTTAAATAGTTTACTATAGAGTGAGCAAACCCATCAGACTTTGATGTTAAAAACATATAGTGTTCACCCTCTATGAGTGCTGTTAAATAATAATTATCTGTCATTGTCTTCTATCCTTTCTATTGTTACGTTGTTACTTAGTACTCCTGTCTGTCTATAGACAAGAGCGTAGTGATCAGCCCACATAGCTAAGTGTCTGTATATCTCATACGGATCACCACTGTCCACCAGTACATTCGGTTCTGTCATTGTGATGTTGTACTTAGGAATCTTTCATCTCCTCTAGTTCTGCAACCACGAATGGGTCAAGGTAATTCTCTATGATAGTTATCTGATCTTGGATATGTTCTATATCTTTTTGTAGAACGAGTATCTTCA